GTACTAGTATTTCAGAATTAGGTATTCCTGAGTTTCCTGGTTTTTAAACCTTGGGGTCGAATATAAAGGAAAATACAATTATGAATTCAATTAGACCTACACAGGCTTATATTGATGAATCAAGAGCTGCTCAACTTCTAGAAAAGTGGGCTCCAGTATTGGATTACACTTCTAAGAGTGTTGCAGCAATTGAAGATAGTCACACTCGTTTAAATACAGCTATGCTATTGGAAAACCAAGAGTCATGGTGTTTGAATGAAGCGGGACCTAACTACGGTTCAGGCGGTACTAATGGTAACCTTGCTGGACGTGATGGTGCTTTCGGTGGTGCTACATCTATCGGTGCTACTGATCCTTCACAAGGACAGTTTACTGCAGGTACTCCAGGTACTGATACTTATGCATCTGGTGACTTCCGTCTTCCAAAAATCTTGATTCCTATGATTCGTCGTACTTTTCCCGAGTTAATTACAAATGAAATCGTTGGTGTTCAACCAATGGCCGGTCCTGTTGGATTAGCATTTGCTCTTCGTTATCGTTACTCAGGTGAACTTCTTGGTGATGGTATTGATGGCAAGGGCGGTACATCCGCAGCTAACCTAAATCCAGGCAATGTTAATGATGCTGCAGGAACAGAAGCTGGTTTCCAAGAGCTTAAGACAGCTTATACTGGTACATCTGCTGGGTTCCTATCTGGTAACGCTTCATTCTCTTTCGCAGAAGGAGATGATGGTGTTGCAAAACTTCTTAGAGATTTTGAAGTTACAGGTAACATTCCTACTTTCGAAGTATCTTTCGAAAAGACTGCAGTTGAAGCTGGTACAAGACGCTTAGGCGCTCGTTGGTCAGTAGAACTTGAACAAGACCTTAAGAACATGAATGGTATCGATATCGATACTGAATTAACAAACGCTATGTCGTATGAAATTCAGGCTGAAATCGACCGTGAAATGCTTATGAGAATGATTCAAGTTTCTCTTAACGCTGGTGCTGGTGCAGGATTCACAACATGGGCTCCTGCATCTGCAGATGGTCGTTGGTTAGTAGAACGTAACCGTGATTTCTATCAAAGACTTATCGTTGAAGCTAACAGAATTGCTGTGAGAAATCGCCGTGGTGCTGCTAACTTTATTGTTGCAACTCCTCGTGTTTGCGCTATTATGGAAATGCTCCCTGAATTCCAGTGGGTACCAGTCCAAGGTAGTGTTAATACACAACCTGTTGGTGTTGCTAAGATCGGTAATCTTGGTGGAAGATTTAACGTATATAGAGATACACGTACTGAAGGTCAAACTGCAGGCAATAGCCTTGCTACAAATCAGTCCAGTGCTGTTGAGTATGCGTTGCTTGGTTACAAGGGTCCAGAGTTTTATGACACTGGTATCATCTACTGTCCATACATTCCAGTCATGGTACAGAGAACAATTGGTCCTAATGACTTCGCACCTCGCGTTGGCTTGCTAACACGTTATGGTGTCGTAGACAATATCTTTGGAGCAAATCTCTACTACCACGTTATCATTGTAACAGGACTCGGAACAGCATTTACACCGGGTACAAATTCGGTATACTTTGCGTAACGACTAATCTTGATATAAGATACAATACTTTGAGACCTGGTTCTTATGGGCCAGGTCTCATTTTGTCTATAGTATAGACATATAATATGAATATAATATAATGCATATAATTGCACCCCATAACATTATTATATCCATTACTGCTTAGAAGTTTTAATATGAATTGCTTCTGCATCTATTAAATTAGCAGCATACTTTTCAATAAGATCTTGATTTGATGCTCTTACAGGATTAATATCAATACCTCCTCTTCGAGCATATAAACACATAACTAATAACTCAGAAGGATCAAAAGCATCTGTTAATCTCTTATAAAAACACTCGCATATTTCTTCATGAAAATGACACTCATCTCTATATGATATAACATACTTTTTAATACTATGGGCATCGATTGCAACTTTAGATTTAATATAAATAAAAACATCACCCCAATCAGGTTGAGAAGTAACGCGGCAGTTACTCTTTAATAAACCAGAATAGAACTTCTGCTCTAAATCTCTCTCACGTTCAATGCCTTCTAATAGAGTAGGGTCTTCAGTATATTGATTATATTGATAATTTTTCTGATCTTTTAATAAATCTACATTTAAATAATCATCAATATCCCATTCCATATTAGAGCTAGCATATTTCTTATTAACTCGATCACTATCTTGAAACTTAACTACAACTTTAGTCTCTAATAATTCACTTAGATCTATACTAGCATCTTCTTCAAAACGATATATAGCATCATCTTTATTATAACCCATCATAGTCATATTATAAGAGTTGAAATATAACTTAATACTTTTACTTTCAACTATATACTTACTTGAGCATGGATATACACATTTTACAACTCCAGTTACAGGAGCTCCATTATTAAGAAGGAATGAACACTCATATGCATTCCAGGTATCGGACCCTACAAAAGGTAAGTCATCATCAAATATATTTAAATATTCTCGATTATTACTTCGAGGCTCTCTAACTAACAAATCAGGATCATACGTACTCTTATATTGAGACGTTTGCCCTAAATGCTTACTAATTCTACTATTATCTAATACGTTATTTGCCATAATTATCAAATGTATTATATATTGTTTTCATACGAGTATCAACATCTCCTTTTAATTTAACAACATTAATTTTATAATGATCTATTGCTTCTTCAAATAGATCTATCATTTTATTTCTAAATTCTACATTTATACTTCTTTCCCCATCATTTACTAAAGGTATATCAGGTTCAGTATAAAAAATAATATCATATTTTTTAATTAACTTTTCAAATAAATAACTAGCTTGTAAAGTTATAGCCTCAGGTACTTTATTAGTATAATACTGATAAGTCGAATACATAAACCCATCTAATATACATCTATCTAATATTACATTTTTATCCCTATAAACCAAATAATTATGTAAATGACTATTCAATATAGCTAACTGAGTAAATTCATCACCATCTTCATTATGATTTAAATTATACTGCTTCATTAATCGTCTAGTAATCTGCGGAACAAAATCAAACTTACAAAATCTTTCATCAGTTCTCATTTTATCAAGCAAAGTAGACTTACCAGTACTTTGAGCTCCTGTAAAAGTTATTATCATCTGTTTATTATCTTTTTAAAGTTATTAACGTTATATTCTATATTTTCCCATTCAGTATCAGTAACTTCATGATCAATCAAATCAGCTAACATAATAGAAGGTTTTTCATTTAATCCTAGATCACTAGTATATCTGAGTTCCTTAATACCAGCTACTACAGGGTTAGAAGTATCAGCAGATCTAATAGATCTATCACCAACATATTCTTTAAATTCTTTAGCAAGAGAACAACCTAATAGATGATGAGGCTTATTCTTATTCCATACCCCGTCTTGTTTAAGATCATTTATTAATCTTTGCCTACCATTACACCATCTTTCTAATTTAGTTTTACCTCTACCAGTTACTATATAATAACTAAAATCAAAACTGATTGCAATATAATCAGCATTTTCTGACATATAGTTATAACAATCTACTATTTCATCATAAGTTTTACCTTGAATAGCTCCTATTTTTAATCCTGGTAAATCTGGATATTTAGTAACGAAGTCGTTAAAACTTTTAATAGTAGCATAACCTTCTTCTAATACATCAGGAACTATATAATAAGAAGGCTTTAATTCATTAGCATACTTAGCAAATTTTTCAGGATCAAAAGATTCACCTAATTCAAAAATACTATTATCAAGTAGAACTTCTCTACCCATTTTAATACTATTTTTAAAAAAATTATAATACTCTGGATGAGTTTCAAATAAATGGACTAATGCATAATCATAATCATTATACATACGCGATTTATCTAAAATAGATATAGGACTTTCATGAGATACAATCATACTATAATTATACATACAAAATTAATAATATCAAGTAAATAATTATATGCCTATAAAGAAACCTAGTACTGATAATTTTACTAAAAATATACAAAAAATTACTCCTAAAAGTATAGATACTAAATCAGTGAAATTTAAAGATGATATTATTTCAAGTACAGTTAATAGTATTACTTCTGAAATAAAAAATAAAGTATGTGGTGTAATTGACTTAGCTATAGCAATACAAAGTGGTATATCAAATATAGCTAGTAGTATAGGAGATATAAATTTAGAAAGTTTTATAAATTCAGGAGTATCAGCTGTTAAAGATGTATTAGGAGAAGCTAAAGATTTAATAGAAGACACAGCTACTGCTATAGCAGACAATGCTAAAAATTTATTATCTGAAATAGAAGATCAAATAGAAAATATAGATGATAATATAGAAAAAGGGATTGAAGGAGCTAAATTAGCAGCTCAAGGACTACTTGAAGCTCCAGCAAATATAGCTAAATTTACAAATAAACTTTTAAGGGATATGTCGTTAGATGGTAATTTAAGAAATATTGTTTGTGATGAAGAAGTAGAAAAAGCTAAAAACAATATGATTGATAAAGCTAAAAATCAAACATCTCAGTTTAAAGTATCTACTGATCAAATTGAAAAACTTAATTTAGCAGCTACAAATTTAGTAGATGATACTAAAATTTTAGAGAAAGAACAATTAAGTGAATTTGAAAATACATATAGTACTAATTTTAGTTCAAGAAGCAACCCTAGAAGAAGGCGAAGATAATATAAGTAGATGCTTAAAAAATTAAAATTAAATATAATTAAATATGAAAGAATATAATAGCATTTATTTTGGTATAGTAGTACAAAATAATGACCCTGAAAAAAGAGGTAGGGTTAAGGTATTTGTTCCTCATATTACATCAACTGTTTATAAAAAATGGGTTGAAGATAAAACTAATAAAAAGTTTAATTTTCCTGGGGATAATATTGAATCTGATTTAACTCCTATATTAAATGATTTAAAACCTATATTACCTTGGGCTGATATATCAGCTCCTTTAACAAGTGAAAATGCTTCTGGAAGATTTAATAATTTTAATTTAATAGGTAATATTTCAGATGCTAATTTT